AATTGTGTCAAGAGTTGTAGCAGATGTTGCATCATTAGATAGACGCAAACCGCTGATATATAGTTCACCAGCGTTTACTACTGGTATTCCTGGAGTAGGCATAATTAAATCCTCATAGGTTAAGGGGGTGAATCATCACCCCCGCATTACATTAAAGTGGGAAGATTACCGATACTGCATAATCTGCTGCTAATCGCTTACCAAACAACACGTCATGAACAAAACCTTGCTCATTTTGCCCAAACAAAGTACCGTAAGTTTGTCGAATAGATACACCTGTATCTTCATCAATTGCGTTACCAGTTAGGTATGGTGGTTGATCAGGCAGTCTTGGCATTGCCAAGAATAATGGATCACCACAAGTAATCAATCCTGCTCTATGTGATGGAAGAGCTTTCGCCTGCATACCAGCAACGATAGTAGTATTGATGTTTTGATTCTTTCCACTTGCAGCTTGTAATGGTGGATCTATAGTCACAGTAACCTGAGAACCAGCAGTAGAGGCGGCATCAGCTGTCGCTCTAAACTGAACAGGTAAACCAGAAACTTTATGACCAACGAAAGTTCTAAATCTTAAGTTAGTGTAACCTGAAACTCCATCAGAAAATTGGAACTTATCGTTTTCTTTAACAGAATCAGCATCACTTGCAGCAGAACATCCACTGAAAGTAATAGAAGTCACGCCACCTTCACTATTAGTAGTAGTAGAAACTACTGTTAAAGTAGAAGCCGCTTGACCTTCTGAACCAGCTGTATGAACTGGTAACAAGTTAGAACGATAAAAATCACAATTATCAAATCTACCAACTTCCCAGCTCATAGCATCTCTGTCATTACGAGATGGTGCAAACTGGTTTAAACCGTTAGCAATAATAGAAGCTACTGAAAGATTAGATAAATAAAACTTGTAGTTATGAACCGCTGCGCCAAATTCACGCACTTGTGCTAAACCTTGGGCTAACTGGTTATAAGAATTAATTGGGGTTACACCATCACCATAGAAACGATAAGGAGCTGTAACACATACTTCAGCAATATTTGATTCAACGTTGGCGCCAAGCTCAAGAGTGGCAGCTTTACCGAAATCATTCATATATTCTTCAACATTTAACAACAATTGTTGTGAATTAAACGCATAAGAAGTTGAAAGCTGCTGGTCTAAAGTTAAAGTTAAAACTCTTTGCTCTGTACCTTGGAAACTTGCTACTAATGAATTAGTTGTAGTGAAACGAGTAGGTAATGTAAAACCAACTGTTGCACCTAATTGTCCTGTAAAATCTTGGAAGTTTTTGAAACGAGAGTTGCTAGTTGCAACAAATGCGTTTAAGTTTTGTAAATACGCCAGATTCGACATCTGGTAGGTTTGCACGTTCTGCAAACTATTGGTAGGCAGTGCCATATTATATACCCTCAAATTTATAAGTTAATTTTTTAGGTACAAAATATTTAGGTTATTAACCTCTGAGCCAACTTGCGTTCTTAAAATCCCGAACTGATTTCAACTCAGACATACTTGTACCTGCCGTTGAAGGGTTAGATCTGGGTAAAGGTTTGCTAGTAGCCTGATGATTTTTCACAGCTTCCCGGTTTGTCTCAATCGATTTAGCAAGCTTCTGCATCATACGCTTAGCCTGACTTGGTGATTTACTCGCCATATAATCAAGCTCGGCTAATTTCTCAGGATTTCTAGCAAGCTCGTACATTATGTCTGCCGTTCCATCAACCTGATGAGCCAACATCACAACATCAACAAACTCGGCTGGATCTAATTGACCAACCACATCATCAAAATCCTCGTAACTATCACGCCCTGCCGCTAACTTCTGCTCGTAATCTTTAACAAACTGTTCAGCCTGCGCTTTACGTTGCTGCTCAACATAAGCACGCTCTTTAGCTTCTTGCTCCGCCTTAAGTTCATCTAGCATCTCTTGCTTTAACTTGGCAGTATCAACCACCCCGTTATTAAAAGAGCGCTCTTGAGCTTCAGAACGGCCATAATCAGCACCTCTAGCCTGCTTTTGCGCTAACTCTCGCTCGTACTTCTCGATAGCTTCACGCTTCTTAGCAACAACCAGCCTGTCTACCTCAGATTGCGGTACCATCTTTTCAGCCGGTACACTCTCAACCGCTGTAGACTCATCAACACTATTTACATCTTCACTCATTTAAACACCTTCCACTTTTAACCCCGTGACGGTACACCTGATATCGTTCAGTAACGCTCCTTTTGCCCCTGGAGCGGGTACACCACCTATCATATGTGTGTGCTAATACACCGTGCATATACATAAATGTATTTACACTTTAGCAGAGGGAGTAAATAGTTGCAAGGGTAGCTAAGGAGAAGAAAACGCGCCCGTATGCGGAACCAGGCAAAGAGGGGCGCACCGCGTATAAGCTTAACGTACTATATAATTAATATAAATATATATATAATACTTATTATTGTTATTAACTAGCAATTATGGCATGAATAAGCCGCTTTTAGTGTTGTTTATCAATTACTTAAAGCGGCTTTTTCTTTGTGTATAAGGCTACTTAAAGCTTGTAGATAAAATGTGGAAAAATCAATATAAGGGTTATTCATGTTGAAAAACCCAAGATTTCCACATCTACTTAACAATCTTTAAATCAGGCTTATAAGCAGGTACTCTAAAATCATCCAATTCTACTCCTTCTGGCAGCTCTATATTCTTAAGTGATGACTCTACAGTCATCCAAAAATAATCACCGAAACTAGAACTACCACTGCCAGCAAAAGTAAACGGATAAGCTTTGGTTCGCTTGATAAGGAAGACTTCTTTATCCCCGAATTCATCGTAATGTTCACGTAGAATCGTAATAAGTTGGGATATTCTCATCTATCCCATTTTCCCACTCACACGCTTTTTCATGGCTTTTTTCATGCCTGCTGATTCATGGCGGCGGGCAGCCTTTTCCATACCTACTTCCCCATACGCAGCGCCTCTGGCACGCTTAGGACCATAGCCAGCTTCTAGCATAGTTTCTACGTTGTGACGCATACCTTGGCGTGTACCTGCTTTTTTTCCTTTCTCTAATCTCATTTCTTTTTCCTTCCTTTAGATTTCATTGCTGATTTGTCACGTGCTTGTAGTTTTTCCACTGCATGTTCGATATCTTCTGCTTCCATTTTAATATATTTCTGCGTCTTCATATCTTCTTTTAGGTGTTTCTTAGGGATTTTCTTTTCTACTTTTTTCTTAGTAGACTTTTTAACTGATTTCTTCATTTCTTTTTCCCTTTCTTTAATACTTTGTTTGCCTTAGCATCTATTTTAGATAAGGTAGACTTAGATATATTGCCTTTATCGTATTGCTGTTGCGCTCTGGCTTTAGCATTTGCTGCATGCGCTTTGTCTTCGATAGGGTATTTGCGCTCACTAGGTAATGCAAACTTCTTCTTTGGTAGCTTTTTACGGGCTTTGGTTGTTAATTCGGCCATTACTCTTTGTCCTCCATTAAATGTTCTGCTTGAATTTCCGTTACATCTTTTAACATTTCAACTGCTGTTCTGGCTTGCTCTGCATCGAGACGTTCTTGTTTTATCATATCCTCAGTTTGCTTAGAACCAATCGCTGCTAATGCTTTGATTTCTTCAATCTCAACTCGCTGTTTTTCTAAGGCCAATTCAGCACTCTTCATTGCTAAATCGGCTTGCATTTGCATTTCTTTCATCTGTGCTTTGATTTCTTCGACTTGTATGAGAGTTTGTGCCTCGACTTCAATTGGGCTTGGTTGCTCTGCTTGCTGTGCGGCCGCTTGTGCTTGCTCTTGCGTCCACTCCTCACTTAATACTTTAAGCTGTTCCGACCCACGTATATCTAAATTATCAATAATGATAGGTAAACCTTTGTCATTGATAAAGTTACTGAATTTTTCACTAGACGCTGACATTTTAGCAATCATATCTAATGCGGCTTGTTTTTGGATTTGGCTATTAACGCCGGCCTCTACTTTAATTTGCAGCATAGATGGATCATATTGAAAGTTAATGCTGTTCTCGTCATTAGAATCATTAATAACTTGATAGGCACGCTTACCATCATTCCCAATCACTGGCAATGTACGTGGTGTCTTATAAAACTTAGGTATCAAATCAATAATGATTTCCAACGCTCTGTTTAAGCCTCGGATGTAATTAACCAAATAAGGGTCAGACGCCATACTAGATTGAATCGCGCCTTGTGAAATAGCCTTTCCAGATATATCTTGTCTACCAATTCCCAGGATTGCATCATAGTTACCTAAAATAGATTGGGTAATTCTATCAGCACCTGTAAATGTAGATTCCAATATTGGTGGGGGTGATGTTTGTTGTATTTCCATTGGCGGATTATATTGAATGCTTGGATCTTCATCAGAGTACTGCTTATAAACAAGCGTAGAGGCTGTCTGAATGTCAGTATAAACGCTCTTGTATTCATCGGGAATTGCTTCTAATGGTACTTTAATCTTATGCTGCAACATGTTTTGCAACTGCTCACCAATTGTTTGACCTGCAAAGTTACGCAGTCTTTGAATGCCTTCTGCATGATAAACATAGGGTCGTGTCATCTGGTAAGAATCACCATTAGTAGACTCACGTAGCACTACACTGTTCCCATCAACAAAAACAAGCGGGAACATTGTATAGTCTGTCTCTTCATGGTCTAAGATTTGATTCTCACAAATTCTATACAACTCGATAACTTCAATAACGGTTTTGCGTCTATCAATTACCACTGGCGGAACTTCCCAGCCACCCATTTCTTCATACTCTTTTAGTTTTTTATTGTAATCTTCTTCTAGCCCAATTGACCCATCAGCAAGCTTAACTAGCCATTTAGTCTTACGCTTTTTAAAGTAAAAATCAGCAACTAATATTATCTCTTCTCGCTCACCTTTATACGACCAGTCAAACGAACCCATAGCACTAGCCCGCTTAAAAGAAATACCGTTTAATTTTTCTTTACCAAACTCTTCAATGAAATATTGTTTGGTATATGGCGCTAATTCAAAGCAGTATGCGCCATCCCCTTTATGCGATTCACGCGCTAATGGGTCAAATCCGCAGAGCGTTGGGTCAAACACTTTATCCATGCGAATCTTTTGTTCAAAAGACCGACTATGTGCATACTCAGTATAAACACGCATTACACTAAAACCGCCTCCCAGCTGGTCGTTATAAATGCGATACTGAAGATTATCATTAGACGCATCAGTAATAATGTGCCTACAATGCGCTTCAATCACATCTAGCGTCATAGTAAAATCAGGCGTAATAGCGTTAGCGTCTAGGCCTTCAGCAGCCCTAACTTTAACGCCAGGCTCTTGCGTTGCAAACTCACCAAGTAAGCGAGAAACATAAGCTTCTAAGGTATTGAACTCTAAAATAGGTTTCTTAACTTTTTGTAGATGGTTTATCTCGTCTTGCGACAAAGAGGATTTAAACACAAACTGTTTAAACTTATAAAAGCGCTCATAGTTAGCGCTAAAATAATTGTAAGCGTCTTCTACTTTTTTCTTAATCTCTGCAACTTCTAATTTATTGCTCATAATCTTCTATCACTCCTGTCTGTAAATCCTCTGGCCATTTGGTGAGCTGCAAGTTCTGCCGCTAATTTGTTTGATTTTTTATTTTTTAATTCATAGTTGACGGCTTTGTCTATTAAAGCTAACTTAATGCCATCATAAAGTGAGTCAGCTATATCATCATGGCGATGCGTATTGTTGGCAGTTATCTTACTCATATGGTTAATTAACAAATCCTTATGCGGCGCCGTAGCCGTTACTGAAATTGATTTACCCGCAATTATAGGCTGCATTTCAAGATAACGCGCAGTCTTGGAGCCAGACGCTTTGGTACGCTTAACCTCTCGAATAGCCAAGCCTCGTCTAGCTTGTAGCGTAGATAGCAGAGTTACTCCTGTACTTTTCTTCTCAATAGCTGCAAAGGACGGCCTAGCAGGATAAAGCAAACACTCATTTAAGAAGCTTAAAAATTCTGCTTCTAAGTCGCGTGGCTCAACGCGTATTTCCCATAGCTTAATAGAGTGCAACGCTACTTGGTCCAGCTCTATCTCGCCTTCTGTTACTTTGTATAAACCAAGCATATGAAACACTGTTGCATCGTTGTATGACTTATCGGTTTCTGCCGTATCTGCGGTTATGAATGTGCATAGCATTTTAGGGTCTTCATCCAGCAATACAAAATCATGCGGTTTAAATAACGCACCCCCAGCGGGGATTGGGTTTTGCTGAAACTGTGAGGCAAACACATAAGAGTTCTTGTCTTGCTTTTCTAGTAATAATTCTTTTGGGTAAACCTCTGGATAATATGAATTACCTGCAATATCTAAGGCTTCTATAATGACTGTATCCCATCTACGCTCATCTTTGCCTGATAAGAAGTACGCGGGTAAATCATCTTCATGTAATCGCTGACCAATGTAGATAATGGGCACATTAGGTGAACGTGGACGCTGCAATATGGTTTCTTGGTAATTCTTAATTACTCTTTGACGCATAGTATCTGAATGTGCCTCATCCGGCTTATGCGCGTCATCTATAACCACTGCACCGGAAAACTCGGAGCAATTAGGTAAGCCTGCATCTTGGCCGGTAATTGGTCCTGAACTACCAAAGGCTTTAACAGTTGCTCCAGTATTGGTTTGAAAGAAATCCTTAGCGCGTGAGTCACTCCTAACTTTAATGCCGTAGAGTTCGCCATACTCGCGAGTTTCTATAATGCGTTTAATGAATTCGGTATGCTTTGCTGCAAGCTCGTGGCCGTAGGATACATATAAGTATTGTGAGTTTTGATACTGTGACATTGTCCATGCTACCCACATAGATAGCATGGTAGATTTAGCAGAACCTGGTGATGTATTTAACAATAAGCTTTTAATTTCTAAGCGTGCCACTTGAGTTAAGGCTCGGGCTATTGTGATGAAGTGTGATTCACGACCCATAGGCTGGGAAATTTTAAACTCACGACCTGTAACTAATGGAAAGAATGTTTCGCAAAACAGCAGGAAAGATGCGTTTAGAGTTGACCGCAGTTCTGCTATTTCGTTTATGTCCATTCATCAATTATCCTCTGGCTCATCATCTAACCAGCCTGACTCTGGCGAATCCCAGACAAATTGAGCACGCGCTAATTCTTTTATGGTTGCTACTTCATCAATTGCTAAACGAGCGTCAATTTCATCACTTAAAACACCAAGATTTGCCAAACATTTATCCCTTAGTTCTCGCAAACGCTCTTTGTCGTAAGGTGTATCATCTTGTGAAGCTAAAACGGCATTCATTAAGTCAATTTTATTTAAATACATTTTTCGCAATTCGACTGCTTCGTAAACGTGTCGTATGCCATATCGTATTTTATCACTCATTTAGTAATCCTTCTTCTTGCTCTCTGTTAAACGCTTAACAGTTGCTGCAAGACTATCTAATGCGTCACTATTTTGCTTTTCTTCGTCTTTGTTTTTATCACTAAATCGTTTTGGTGCAAGCTTAGATAAATGCCATTGATGAAAACGAAAACGCGCATTGAATGCGTTTACCTCTTCACTAGTTCCGCTGATTTTTTCAGCTTCTTTGTATAAATTTTCTGCGATAGAAACAGCTTGTTTTTCTTTTGCTTTGAAATATTCGTCCGCGAACTCTTGGTGTTTTGCTATCCAATCCCACACAGTTGATGTAACAGGAAAGTCATCTCGTTCATCACATAAGTTATAAACACTTTTAGGAGTAGTTGCAATAGCTGCACAAATCTTTGCTGCCATTTCTATTGTATATGTACTCGGTCTACCGCCTTTATTTTTCTCTTTTGGTTTTGTTTTTACTTTATCTTTTAGTTTCGCTTTCGCTTTAACTTCAGGCTTCTTACGCTTTGTCATTCCCCACCTACCACTTTCTTACGTGTACTTGCACGCTTCTTAGGCGCAGCTTTAGGCGCTTCAACTTCTGCTACTTCAACCTTCTCAGCAACCTTAGATTTTAATGCACTCTTATCACGCCCTGTACCGTTACAAGCCTCGCAAATCTGATCCATTAACCCAAAGCCCATCACCTTTTTAGCCCCACCACAGCGCCTACAATTCATAAATGCCCCTAATTGCTTCTAACTCACTAAATAATAACCAATATCGTGCACTTACACAAATATACCGGTAAACCCTCAAAAAAAAATATAAAAAATTAACATAAGGGTGTTGACATTAGTTCGTGTACTCGTGTACTCTTAGCTTAACACTTAGACAAGCACGGAGACACACAAAATGTACAACGGTGAATCTTACATGGAATCTTATACTAATGCAGACTTCGAGGCTTACTGGGGCGATGAACAAGAACAATTAGATACTGCATGGCTTGAATTTGTAGATGAAATTAAATTTAACGAAGACACACAGGAGCAAAATACATGAACACACAAGACACACAACAACTAGATACTAAACAATTACCAGTGGCTCATATGCCAAACATAATCAAGGCAACCCCTGAAATATACACAGACAGCATAACATCTACTGAGGCTATAACTTGTGCTGTTATGCGTCTTAAAGAGTTAAAACGTCAAGAGAAAACACTTAAAAAGTTAATCAAAGCTGACGAAGAACAAGTTAAAGACTTTATGGGTGATAATCTTGTGCTTGTTGACAAATATGGCAATGAATTAGCAACTTACAAATGGGATGCTGACCGTGAAGACTTAGACAAAAAAGCTTTAAAGTTAAACTTTGCAGATGTTTATTATACTTGCGTTGAAACCGTGGCCGGTTCTCGCAGATTTTTATTAGCTAAATAAGGAACAAAACTCATGAATAAGGCCCAGCTTACCGATTTTGCAGGTTTGTCCTTCCCCATCCATACGTATAACCTATATCTTACTGACTTTGTATGTATTGAATGTACA